ATGTGAGTTAATGAACCTAAGTCATATGTGATGTTAGCTGATGGAATGATGTGACCTGTCATACCTAGGTCACCTGCGATTGTTACATCATCTGAAAATGATGCTGTTGAAGTTACTGCTATCGTCCCACCAATAGTTACATTTGATGTAAATGAACCTGTAGAAGCATTTGACGCAGCACCTTCACGTGCTAGTGGAAAACCACCTGTTGTTGAGCCATCGTGTACGACAAGAGTTTTCTTGTCTGTATCAACTGTAACCTCACCCAGAAGACCTGTGAAAGAGTTATGTTGAGTAGTATTACCACGACGGAACTGGATTGCATATGCAGCCATATTTATTCTCCCGTCTATAAAAATCGATTTGTTATAGAAAATACCGTTTAGGGGATTAGTATTATCTAATTGTATTTATCGCATTTCTGGGATTCATTTAATTTATAGTTAATTTAAATAATAACTACTTCTATGACCTTCTCGCCGTCAGAGTAATCAGTTTCTAGTGCTTTTGCAAATACAGCAATTCCCATGTCTATCTTACCTACGGATCTTGCAACGCCCGGAGTTGATGATGTAACTAGTAGTTCACCTTTTTTAACTGGTCCTACTATTTTACATGGCACTCTGCCTCGTAATGCAATATATGGGTGTGTATCAGAGTTACCTACTGCTGAATTCATTTTGACTGCTGGATCTGTAGATACAACACCTGCTACTGAAACATCGGTATCTAAGGTAGTTGTAGTTATTTCATACTCGCCACCGAATATAAGAACAGTGCCTGGTTCATATGAAGCATCTGCTGCATATCTTTCAGCAAGGTCAGCATATGTAGATTCAACTGTGTGACCGTATATTGTTTTCCACTGATTAGAAGCCGAACCTAAGTCATATGTATCATCTGTTTTAGGCACAATATCATCGTCAGTCGAATGCTTTACAAAGTTATTGTCATTTGTAAAATCTGAAAGTTGAGTTGGACTACCAACTAAAGATGAATACTGCCCATTGAACAATGCAGGCTTGTTTGTCAAATCATTATATGTTCCTGAGAACAATGCAGGCTTGTTTGTCAAATCATTATATGATCCTGAGAACAATGCAGGCTTGTTTATCAAATCATTATATGAACCAGATGTAGCAACTGTAGATAAATCTGATGCTACTAAGTATCCGGAATCGTTATTAAAAGATGATACATTTATAATCGTTGCATTAACATTAGAACCTTGTCCTGCTACTTGTGGGTCAGTTAGTAATCCAAAATCTGTTACCAATGTTGACGGTGTTATATAACCAGCATCATTAGAAAATGTCGAAACAGTTGTAGGTTTTGAAAGTAAGTCACTGTATGCACCGGTTGTTGAAACAGTAGCTAAATCTGCTGTAGCTGCTTTCGTACCTAATTCTGCTGTTAATGTATTTTGTAAATTTGTTACTGTAGTAGAGTCTGCTTTACTTGCAATTGATGCTGTAACTGTATTAGCAAAGTTTGCATCATTATTTAAAGCAGTAGATAACTCATTAAGAGTATCTAAGGTAGAAGGAGCTGAGTCTACTAAATTTGCTACTTGTGTATCAACGTATGTTTGTGTTGCATAACCTGTGAAATCAGTGCCAAGTAAATTTGAGCTATCAGTTAAATCTGAAACATCTGATGGGATTGTAGGAGAACCAGTAAGTGATGAGTAAGCACCATCGAACAATACTGGCTTGTTTACTAAATCAGAATATGATCCAGAGAATATAAGATTTGCTGTATCTGCTAAATCTGAAACATCTGATGGGATTGTAGGAGAACCAGTAAGTGATGAGTAAGCACCATCGAATAGTGTAGGCGTACCCGAAAGTGATGAGTAAGCACCATCGAATAGCGGAAGATTTGAAAGTGCAGTACTTAATTCTGCATCTGTAGTGTAACCTGACAAATCTATAGTACCGTTTGTAACCGCATTTGCTACTAAATCATCTACATAAGATACCGATGCAAATGTTTCGGTTGTGCCCTGTTCATTTGTAATATTAAAATTATTTGTAGTTCCATCTACACTTAGTTCTGTACCATCCATATAGATAGTATTACCGCTTAGATATAAATCTCTGAATTGTTTTGTAGGGCTACCTAAATCATATGCAACGTCTGTGTCTGGTAATATATGTCCTGATACATCGCCTAGTTTTGTTTGTACTCTATCGTCGGTATAGTAAAGATTATTACCCTCTGATAGGTCATCAGTAGATTTAGAAACAAAATTTGTGTCTACTCTTGCTTCTGTGTAATAAAGATTGTTTACACCTTCTTCAATGTCATCCGTTGTAAGTGCATCGATTTCTCTTGTAGTCCACTCTTGTAGTGCTAATGTACCACTTTCATCTGGCAGAATGATATCTCTATCTTCTGTTACACTTGTTGCTTGCAGTTTTGCTTCGAATTCATCCGGTGCTGTACCTTCAAAAATAAGTTTAGTACCTTGGCTAATCCAAATATTTTCTTGTGGATAAAATGAGATATCTGATGGTGAATGAATTTCAGTATCACCTGATACAACTGACATAATATTTTCATTGAAAGTATAGTTACCAATTCTATGTTCGTCTGAACTTGCCGCTGTTAATGCACCTGATAATGTTACGTTAACCGCATTTATATCAGCAGCAATTAAATTACCTGAGCCTAAGTTTAGAGTTTCATCGTAAGTAACCCATTGGTCATTGGTTTCATCCCAACCAAACTTTTTATTTGACTCAGAACCACGATTAATTTCAATACCAACATCTTCTGATGGGACTATAGTATCTGTAATATCACCATTAAGAAGTATGAAAGGATCAGCAAGTTTAATTACTTCAGTGTTAACAGTAGTAGTTGTTCCTTCTACTGTCAAGTCACCCTTGATAATAACATGATGATCCGCAGACTGCGGATCAACTGTGTTATATCCAATAACTAGTTCACCGTTACGTGCCTCTAATTTTGGACTGGTTGTGCCATTATCTAATACTACTTTTTCGCCTGCTAAAAACAGTCTGTCGCCAAATTTAATTTGTTCTGCCATGTTTATCTTCCAAACTTACAATGTGTTATGTCTATTTATCGTATTTCTAATTTAGGCAAAGAAAAACCCGGGAGAATTAACTCCCGGGTCTGTATCACTACTATTCGTAAAACTTATACGAATGCTAGGTTTGAGACTGCAATCTTTGATAGATAGTCTGCTGCATTACCTAGTGATGATGCTGTGTTTGTTAGCTCAACGTAACCGTAGCGTGTCATGAATGATACTACTGGCTCGAATGATGCTGGGTCAACTACAACGCCTGATGACATTAGTGGTACGTATGGGCAATAGAATGCTGCTGCATCAATTTCGCCTTGGCCTTTATAGCCTAGTAGCACTGGAGCATCGTCTGCTGCGTATGTGTTTACATATACACGCATTGTGCCGTTTAGTGTACCTACGAACTTTGTGTTTGTTGGCGCTTCGAATGTACCTTCTGTTGTACGTGCGAATGCTGATGTTGTTGCTGACTGTAGAACAGTTAGTGCTGATGGTGAAATCACCGCCCAGTTTGCTGCACCGCGACGTGTGCGCTGTGCTACTAGGTTAGCTTGTTGGTTGATTAGCGTTGCTAGAACCGCATGACGATCACCTACGAATGTTGGTTGACCAGTGAAAGTACCGTTCATATCAAATGATGCACCTTGTGTCGCTAGATTTTCTAGTGAACCTAGAATTTCTTGGTCGATTTCTGCTGTGATTTCCATAGCAAGTGCTGCCATGATTTCTGCTTCAATGTCTAGACCGTGCATTGCATTTGCGTCTTGTGCCGCTTCGAATGTCCAACGTGCTGATAGCTTACGTGTTTTCGCTTCAACAGTTTGCTTCAATACTTGGATTGACATACGGTTACCCGCTGTACCTTCCATTGCTGCTGTTGATAGTGGTGCAGTTGAACCGTCACCTGAGTACTCTTTTGCAATATCAAATGGTGATAGTGCTTCTGAGCCTGCTGTTGTTGCGCCTGCGTTATCTGCATAACGTACACGTAGTGTGTGAATCTGGCCTACTGGACCAGTCATTGGCTGTACGCCGATGATTTCGTTTGCAATAACTGTTGGCATCACACGACGAATAACTGGTAGGATCACTTTGTTTAGTGTCGCAATGTTACCTGCCTGTGTTGCACCTGCTGTTGCTGATTCAGCAAGAGCTACTTTTGTGTTTTCTAATACTGATGTCATAACATCACGTTTTGTACCTTCTAGACCTTCTAGAAGTGCTTCACGTGTGTTATCCCAGTTTTCAAAAAGATTTTCCATCTTTTTATCTCCTGTATCCTGTTAAATTAGTTAAGGCCGGCTAGTTTCTTTAGCACGACAATATCGGCATCGCCTGCTGGTGTCGCTTTTTCAGTCATGATTTTGCGGTTACCAGTTTTCTCTGTAACTTTGCCTTCTGTTAGGGTTTCTTTTGTTTCTGTTTTACCAGAAACGTTTTCATTTAAAACTGCTGGTAGATATTTCTTAAATGCAGTTTTTAATTTTGAAGTTTTTACTGATTCCAGTAAGTCTGTCATTACGTCACGCTTTTGACCAGCTAGTGGTGATAGTAGACTTTCAAGAACCTCTTTGCGGTTCATTCTGTCTTCCATTACACGCTGTGTTTTTTGCGCTGTTGCAATAGCATCTTCTTTATCAGCAATCACTGCCTCTAATTCTGCAACTTTATTAGCAGATTCGTCTAGCTTTTTGTTCATTTTTGCTACTTCTGTGCCTTCATTTAATTGTGAAGACATAAATTCGCCTGCGAATGCTTCGAACAATTTACGACCAAATTCGTTTTCTTTAGCCGCTGTAATGTCCTCTTTAAGCGCAGTTAATTCTGAACGTAGAGCAGTTGAAATTGTATTTTCTACTAGCTCTGCTGAACGCTTGACAAATGATTCTTTCGTTTTCGTAAGAAGTTCTTTGCCTTCTGCTACCATGCGTACTTTAGTTTCTACTAATTCACGCTTGTCATTGTGGAACTCTGCAAGTTCACGTGAAAGTTGCTTCACTACAAACGATTTTGTCGTTTCTAGATTTTCAGCTACTTTTGCACGGTCATCACGTAGTTCTTTAACTTCGTTTGCAAGTTGAGAAGTAATGAATTTTTCAAGGATCTTTGCGTGTTCAGAAATTGCTTTCTTATACGCAACACGTTCTGCGATTAGAGCTTCACGATCAGTTTTGAACTCTGTCATTTCAGCACGGATTGCTTCATTTAGCATATTATCCATAGCTTCAACGATGACACCTTTGTCGTGTTCAAACTTTTGTGCGAACTCCTCACGCAACTCGGCTGTAATTTCCTCTCTTGCTTCATTTAGTTTTGCTTCCATTGCCTCTTTGATTGCTACACCAGCTTCTTCGCTTAGTGCGCCAGACTCTAGAAGGTTTGCAAGAATTTCGTTTGCCATTGTTGCTTCTCCTGTTAAAGTTTAAGTTCACGAATGAACTTCACTATTTCTTCTGACAAGTACTTTTGTGCAGACTTGTCGTTTTGTACATCTTGTGCCAACTGCCATGTTTGGTAGCCGCCACGCATATTCATTAGTCCCTCGTAGATCGCTTTCGGGTACGCCTCTGGTGCACTCGGTTGAGCTACGATGTCTACAGTTACAATCTCAAAATTACTCACATTACCATCATTGCCAACTTCACCCGAACCACGAGATGAGACACCTAAAGTAGCGCCTGATTCGATTAGTGTTCTGATAATGTTGCCCATTGGTGTAGGAACAATTTTAAGTTTACCATAGCCGTTCGGTCCGTCCATCCACATATTTTCAATAATATGTGACACACGGTCAACGTTAACTGTCAATTCCGGTGGATGATCACATTCACCTAGAACAGGGAAGCCTTCAGAGATTTTTTTCTGAACGCTTTCTACTGCTCTTGAGATTTCTGAAACCGGGTAAACACGCTG